GACCATCCTGAGGGCTCTACTTGCATGGTGAGGCTAAAGCCAGGTGACCAACTAAAGATGGGTGACCCAGCGGGCAGAGTGGGCAACACAGGCCGCTGTTCAAAGGGCGCTCACCTCCATCTCACTTTGGGCACATCTAAAAAGTCCCCGTTTTATGGCAGGGTTTATGACATTGCCAAATTCATAGATAGGCAGACTAATGGGATACAAAGACAAAAAGAAACCAGGAAAGAAAAAGCCAAGAAAGTAGCCACATGCCCCACTTGCAAGCGGCCACTGTAAAGCGCTGGGCCAAGTCCCTTATTGACGGTGCTTTCTTTTTGGGCGGCGAGACCAAGACCCGCTCAGACAACTGGAAATTTAGGCGGCGGCTAATCTATGGCGCTTACCGCCTGGCCGTGGCCATGATAGTCTTTGGGGCCGTGACCTTTTTCTGGGACACTGGAGTAAGCAACAACCTGGTGACTGGTGGCATAGCGCTACTGACCATCATTGTGACGGCCTACACAGCCAGCGCAACCTATGAAGATGTAAAGAAAAACAGATTGGAAAAACATGACTATCCTGAGCCGTGAGTTCTGGAGCTACGCTGGAGAGCGGGCTATCAAGACTTTTGCACAGACCGCAATTGCTACCCTTGGCGGTGGCACTATTGGTGTCCTGGACATTGACTGGGTTGGCGTGAGTAGCGTTTCCGCTGGAGCCGCTATCCTGTCCATCCTCACTTCCATTGTGACCAAATCCAAGTAACACCACAGACAAAAAGAAACCCCCTGGCTACGGCTGGGGGGTCTTTTTTTTATGCCTGGATTATTTACGCCTGAGCGCCTGTCTTTCCCTTGGGGTCAGCCCTCCCCAGAGGCCGTGATGTTCCTCATTGACCAACGCAAACTCCAGGCATAGGTCTTTGACTGGGCACTTAGCACAGAGGCGCTTAGGCAGAGTGTATTTATTTCCCAGCGGGTTATCATCATCAGGGAACCAGGCATCAGGGTCAGATTCCCTACATGAGATTCTGGTCTTGGCCTCATCAATGGCCTCATTCAGCTCATCCCACTTTTCCCTGGCTAACCTACTTTGAAACATTGGAGCACCCCGCACAGATGTTCTCTGTGTTAGTTATTGCCCAGCCAGAGGCCCAGGCATAGCGCATAGCTGAGGGGGCATCCATGGGCATGTCACCAGCTATCACCTCTGTTAGTTTCATGTAGCAACGGTCACACTCCATCTCCCAAATGTCATCATCCCTTTTGTATAACATTGCACAATGTCCTTTCCGTGGTATAAGGTGCTCAGTATGACACACATTGAACCGTTAGACCAAATTGAGATAGCGCAACATCTGGGGACCTTTGAAAGTGGTTCACCAGAGTGGCATCACCTACGCAACCAAGGCATTGGCGGGTCCCAAGTTGGGACCATTGCTGGCCTGAATAAGTGGGAGAGCCCCTACACCGCCTGGGCAAAATACACAGGACAAATTGACAGCGAGATACCAGACTCACCAGCCATGGAATGGGGCCGCCGCCTAGAGGCAGTTGTCCTGGACAAACTGGATGATGAGCACCCAGAGCTAGAGGTCATCCGTGATGTGGGAACCTGGCAGAACCTGGAGCGGCCTTACCAAATCGCCAACCCTGATGCCATTGCCACAGATGAGCATGGCAACCTGGTAGTCATTGAAATCAAGACAGCCAGATTCCCTGATGACTGGAGTGAGGGAGTGCCCCTGTATTACCTGACACAGGTCCAGTGGTATTTGAGCACCCTGGGAATCCAGAGAGCAATTCTGGCTGTCCTTATTGGTGGCTCTGACTACCGTGAGTTTGAGATTGAGGCAGACCATTTCCAGCAAGAGGCTGACATTGCCTTGGTGGAGAGATGGCTGGAGCATGTCAAGAATGATGAAGCACCAGACTGGGATGGCTCCATGAGCACCTATGAGACCGTTAGAAAAATGCACCCTGAGATTCAGGATGATGAGGTTGAACTTGGTGACCTTGGCGCTCAGACACTCGCCGCCCTAGAAAAAGAATCTGAGGCAAAGGCTGAGGCGCTGAAACTGAAAAGTCAGGTGTTAGATAAGATGGGACTTGCTAAGCGTGGTTTGGTTGACGGCCAGCACATGTTTAGCAGGCAGGCCAGAGGGACTGGCTCGCCGTTTCTAGTAACAAAGAAAGGACAGTAGATGAACCCGCAGGACCTAAAGATTGGTGACATTGTGGACCTAACCATCAGGCGTGAGCCTGAGAACACCTACATTGTGGGTGAGGTTCAGGGTGTGCGCCAGGACTATTTCAAGGCTGACCAGGTAGCTATCCTGGTTGCAGGGATTGACCTATGGCTAACCCTGACTGACAATGTGGATGTGAGGCTGGCAGACCATGGCTGATTACAAAGGACCACTGGACTACATTGATGTAGCTACCAGGATTGTAGAGTTCAGGGATAAGTTCCCACAGGGCTCACTGACACAGGTTGACTTGCAATTCATTTCCTTTGGTGGTAAGGACTGGGTGGTTTACACCGCCGCCGCTTACCGCTCACCAGATGACCTCCAGCCAGGCATTGGAACCGCCTGGGAGCCCGTGCCTGGTCCAACCAGGTTCACCAGGGACTCAGAGGTTCAGAACGCTGAGACAGCGGCCTGGGGCCGTGCCATGGTTGCGGCGCTCGCCGTTGACACCAAGAAAGGCATAGCCAGCCAAGAGGAAGTAAGGAACCGCCAGGTTGAAATGCGTGACTTTGTAGCTGAGGCCGCAAAGTCAAAGGATGTAGATGACCTACGCCGCATTTACAACGAAGCCCGCCAGAGCAACGCAACAAAGGAAGTCCTGGCATCTATAACCGCACTGGCTGATGGACTATCAGAGTAGGAACATCCTCACAGCCGCAATAGTGGAAAAGAGGGAGCTGGTCCAAATGCTTTATGACCAAGGCCGCCAGGATGAGGGCCTAAATGAATACATGGAACTAAGGCGTTTGGGCGCTCTACTCAGAAAGGCAGTAAATGGAGACCCCAGGACAGATAATCAAGGAACTGGAGAGAATCCGCCAACAGAGTGAGCGGGGCATTGACCTACTTGCTCAGGCAGAGACCAAGTATTTAGAACTAGCCGCAGAGGCAGACAAACTAGAGCAGTCAGAGCTGTTGAAAGCCCAGGGCACTGTAGTTGACCGCCAGGCCATAGCCAAGCTAAAGAGCGCTGATGCCCGCTTTGAGGCTGACCTGGCAAAGATAGAGATAAACAGAATCAAGACCAAAATCAAACACCTCAGTGAGTCACTCATGGCCGTGATGGCCGCAGGCAAGCTGGTTGAAATGGAATGGAGGAACACCAGGTGATTAGATGGTTTCAAGACTGGCTACAGGCTCGCAGGGAGCGCATAATCTTTGAGGCCCTCTGGGCGCTCGCAGAGATGGAACACGCCAGCACAGAGCATGACTGTTCAATCTGTGACGGTGACCTCCAGGCCTGTATTTGTGATGACGGCCAGGACTGTGACTAAGAAAGAGTTTGCCAAGTTTCTAGCCAGGGACAAACATTGCTATCACTGTGGTATTGATGATGACACTCTGGTTCCCCAGCACAGGCGCAATAGAGGCATGGGAGGCTCTAGGATGCTTTCTAACGCCTCTAACATAGTTGTTGTGTGTAGTCACTCCAACGGGATGTTTGAGGCCTCTGAGGCGGCATCTAAGGCCGCTCAGCGCTATGGGTGGAAATTGAGGGCAGGTCAGGACACTTTGACAACACCAGTGTTTGATGCCTATGACGGGATTTGGTATTACCTGGATGATGAGTTTGGGAAAAGAGAAGTCCCCCCAGCTGAAAAGCCAGGGGGACTATGAACCGAAAGGACAAAGAACGATTCAGGGGAGCACCAAAAGGGCTCTGCTACTAAGATACCACAGGACAAAGACTAAGGACACGACATGCCGCTAGTAAGAGGAAAACATAATTTTGACGGGCAGTTCACTCAGATACCAAACACCTGGGTCAGGGACAGCCGCCTAACACTGAAAGCCAGGGGTCTGCTCACGCTACTGATGAGCCACAGCCCAGGTTGGTCAGTCAGCATCAACAGCCTCATTGAGGAAAACCTGGAGGGCCGTGATGCGCTAAAGGCCGCAGTGGGTGAGCTGGAGGAATTTGGCTACCTAAAGAGAGAGCAATCCAGGGCTGATGGGAAGTTCTCTGAGGCCGTTTGGACCACCACCTCACCGTGGGTGGGAAAACCGTTGACGGAAAAACCGTTGACGGAAAAACCGTTGACGGATAATCCGCACCCTAAGAATACTATTACTAAGAATAAAAGTATTAAGAACACTAGAGAGGGCGCTGGCGCTACCCGCCTCCCCAAAGATTGGAAGCCAACTAAAGACACGCTGGATGTCATGGTTGAGCACTTTCCCTGGATAGACATAAAGTTAGAGACTCATAAGTTCACTGATTACTGGCAAGCCGCCACAAAGAACGCAATGAAAAAGGACTGGGATGCCGCTTACCGCAACTGGATTAGGCGGGCGGCAGAATGGTCCAAACCAGAACCGACAAGGACAAAGCACAAATTCAAGGTGGAGGACTAAATGAACCCTGAGGCCGCAATCATTGGAGGCATCCTACTTAGCCAAGGACAGGCACTAGATGAGCTCACTCTGTCACCAGATGAGTTCAATGACCCAAAGCTAGGCAAGGTCTTTACAGCAATGAGGGAGATGCGCCAAAAACATGAACCCATTGACCCCATCACCGTGGGGGCCAAGCTCCCTGAGGTCACTGAGAGCCTCTGGAACTGGCAGAGTGAGGTCCCAACAGCTGAGAACATTGGATTCTATGCCAGCATGGTCAGGGACAACGCCATCAGGCGCAGGCTTGGCTACACCGCTCAGCGCCTAATTAGAGAATCTGACAAAGAGGACCTGGATGCGCTAATTGACACCGCCAGGCGTGAGCTAGGTGAGATGGTTGAGCGCCGCACAGATGGGCGCATTGAATACATCAGTCACCTGGCACTGAACCACCTGGACACACTGACCAAGCCAAAGACCTACATGCTCACGCCATGGAAGTTGCTAAACACAGCCATCCAGGGATTCAGACCTGGGGCCATGTATGTGATTGGCGCTAGGCCTGGTGTTGGTAAGACTGTGGTGGGGCTCCAGATTGCCTACACGCTTAGCCACAGAGGGCCTGTCTCATTTCACAGCCTGGAGATGAGCAAGACTGAGCTGATGAACCGCCTGTATTCAATGACCTCCAGCGTTTACCTGGGCAACATTGAGAAAGCAAAGCTCAGTGACTATGACTGGAAAAAGCTGGCTGAGGCAAAAGATGAGCTTGCTTGCTCCAACCTGGCCATCATTGATAAGGGCGGGCAGACCATCAATGACATCAGGGCTCACGCCAGGACCCTCCAACAGAACGGTGGCCTTAGCGCCATTGTGGTGGATTACCTGGGACTAATCCGTGACACCGTGCCAGGCAGGAAACGCTATGAGGCAGTGACAGAGTATTCAGTTGCACTAAAGACCATGGCCAGGGAGTTTGAGGTCCCTGTTATTGCCTTGGCACAGCTGAACAGAAACAGTGAGGGCCGCCTGGACAAAACACCACAGCTCTCAGACCTCAGAGACTCAGGGGCCATTGAACAGGATGCTGATGTTGTCATGCTGTTGAGCAGATACCAGAAAGCTAATGACCGTGAGTTTGAGATGACAGGATTCACCATAGATGTGGCCAAGAACCGCCATGGCATCACAGGGGAAATTGACCTGGTGTTCAACGGTGGCTGTGCTAGGGTGGATGAGCCAGCTGAAACAGCTGGTAAGTAAGCAAAGGAAAGAGGCCGTAATGGCAAGAATACAAATAACGGGAGCAACAGTTGACCGCCTAATCTCTGATAAGGGTTTGGCTGTCTCCACAACATTCACTCGCAAAGACGGTGAGCCAGGTAAGGAAAAGTTCACAGTGTGGGCTGACCCAGCTGGCTACAGCGTTGGAGACACCGTGAATGTGTCTGGCAACCTATCAGTCCGTGTGGATGAGTTTGAGGGGGATAACGGCCTAGTTCGCTACGCCGCTGTCCATGTCAACCAGCCGCAGGTTGAAAAGGCAGAACAGGACATGCCTTTCTAATGAAAGCAATAATCTACGCATTAGTGTTTGGTGTTTTTCTTGGTTTGCTCAGCATTGATGCAAGTAACCCCTGGCTGAAATGGCCTGGCTACATCCTGGCCGCATGGATGTTCCTAGCCGCTATCCTCCAGGCAATACGCCTCACCAAGGATGGTGAGTAAAACCGCAGTTGAGCTCTGGGTGAGTGGGATTGAACCCGCTCCCCAGGGCTCTAAGCGTTATGTGGGTGGCAACCGTGCCAGTGGGGGCAGGTTCATAGAGGCCAGCAAAAAGCTGGAGCCATTCCGCCAGGCAATAGGCCAGGCAGTCATTGACCACATGGCAAAGACAGATGACCCCACACCATTCACAGAACCAGTAGAGGTCACCGCTACCTTTGTGCTCCCAAAGCCAAAGACAGTCAAGCGGGCCTGGCCCTCAGTGATGCCTGACCTGGACAAACTCCAGCGGGCCCTGGGGGATTCCATCTCCCTGGAAAAGTATTGCGGCGGTCAGCCGCTACTAAAAGATGATGCCCTGATAGTCACCTGGCATGCACAAAAGGTCTATGGACCGCCAGATGAGATAGGTGTCTATTTCACGGTCAAAGAGGCTGAACTCCCCTGGCACTTGCTCTAATCCGACACGCCAAAAAAACTTTCTAAATAAAGTTGCACAGATACCTAAAGTGTGCAACAATAATTTATGTAAGGAGGTCAGCATGAGTGAGATGGCTTGGGCAGGATTCAAAAGGGCTTTGTTGCGTGAGGAAATGAGATTGCGCAGAAAGTTGCAGGACCACAATCCAGCCCATGTCATGGCTCAGTTGGCCAAGGACTTGGCATGGTGCGAGAAAGCCGTTGCCAACATAAACAGAAAGGACAAGTAATGAGCAACTTTGAGGCAGTTTTCCAGGAGGCCAAGCAGGCCGCCAAGGAAGCGTTTGACAAGGCAAGCTCCACGCCAGTTGTAGTGGGTTCCCCATCTACTCCCTTTGGCAATGATGTTGATTACAGCAAACCTGTCTATGTGATGCCTGGTTTGTGTGGCTTTGCCTGGGTCAATGTTTACGCTGACCGCCGCAAGCCCCAGGGCAAGGAATTGAAAGAGGCTGGTGTTCGCTGGGATGACTATGCCAAGGCTTTCAGCTTTAGCTCCTATGACTTTGGTGCTCATGGCCAGATGGTAGAGCAAAAGGAAGCGGCATGCCAGGCGGCGGCTGAGGTGTTCAGGCAGTATGGCTACAGAGCCTATGCAAGTAGCAGGTTGGACTAAGAGAGAAAGGACAGGAAAATGGGATTGATGGTAACTGTATTGGAGTCAGGCTACGGGAGCTCCATGAATGTGTTTGATGGCAAGCGCCATCTTTGTGTGACCAACATGGAGGGCGGTCACAGACCAGGGCCCGACATGCCAGCCGCCAAATTGGTAGAGCGAGATGGCAGGCACTACCTGGTTCCAGATGATGAGTTTGAGAGCGGCGGCGCTGATGGTTTCCAGATGAACGGCGGCAACTATGCCGTGACCTCTGATTCCAGATGGGGCGAACAGCTGGGACACAGCTACCCAGTGCCAATCTTTGACCGCAGGGAAACCTGGGAAGAATACAACTACTATTCACGCTAGAAAGGACAAAACAATGAGCTACCTAATAACTAAAGCCAAGTGCCCAGAATGTAACAGGGTGTTTGACTTGCTTGATGATAATGATGACCCACTAGAGGCCCTTTACGGCCATGACTGTGAACCAGAGGAATGATGAAAGAGTATAAAGTGACGGGGCTTGGCCAGGATGGTCAGCCCAGGGGCCCAACCGTTTACATTGATGCGGAAAATAAGCGGGCCGCCAAGAAGATAGCAGAAAAGCTGTTGCAAGAAAAAGTTTGGGCCAAGGCTGTTGCCTATGAGTTCAAAGATTAACAACTGGGTCCTGGTTGATTTGAACGGTGACCCTGAGGAGGCAATTATGACTGAACGGGTTGATGGAGCTTTCTGGCTGGTTGACGGCAAAGAGCTCCCAGCGCCCAGGCATGGAGACTGGGAAATTCGCCAGGACATCTACCGCCGCCACGGCTACCAGGTAAAAATCCTGGATTCCGACACACCAGAAAATGTTGCACAGAGACAGGAAAGTGTGCAATAATTTACATGTGGCCAGAGAGGCCCAGAAAGGACAAAAATGAAAAAGTCAGA